GGGGTTGCGGGGTTTATATACTCCATACTGCCTAATCCAAGATTCATCATATTATTTGAATTAGACCCCATCAAAGTATACAACTCTGAGGTATTTGCTTGTTCTGCTGTTATTTTTGCGAGAGAAGTATCTCGATTATATCTAGCCATTGCTTTAGTAGAATCATTAGATAACCACATTGCACCTAACGAAGATACTGGGCCAGACAGTACAGACGCCCACTTTAAGGCTGCTGACTGTTGAGCTTGAGGAACTATAGGAGTTTGATTTGTCATAGCGAGAGCCATAACCGCGGCAGTTGCTGCCTCGTTGCCTTCTCCTGCAATTCTGCTTAGAGCATTATATCGTGCCTCTTGGACTTTTGCTTGTGCTAGAGCTGCTCTTTCCATTGCTGCATAATACTCAGTAGTGGACGTACTCGCACAAGCTCCGAGGCTTAAAGCAATAAGCCCCACAGCCATTAGTTTTTTCATATCATATTTCCTCCTTAAAATCTTGGGCTAAGCCCTATTCTGGTTCTGGTGCTGCTGGGTATGTTTTTGGTTCGACATAATCAGGATCATTCGGTCTTGTTGCAGGAAACGAACTCGTACTAGGCCAGTCCCTTAATGTAGTGCGATATGTAATCCATTTATCTCGGTTTGGCCAGTCTGGGGTTTGAGCAATAATATCTGTTCTTTGTAATTCTAAATCTCGCCATATTTTTGCGTCTCTTTCTGAGTAATCAGGAGGTGAAACTAGTCGGTAATTAGAATACTGTGCCTTCATAAAGGCTTCGCCTGCTGTTATTGTATTAATAACCTCATTTGATTCATTTAAAACTTCATAAGTTGCCATTAAAAACTCCAGCTTAAAACTTGGATTAAAACAAATCCAAAACCGCCTATTCCTGAGGTCCTTCCTGAATTATTACTTTGGTGTGGAACATAAGGACCGCCACCTCCTCCAAAAGAAGCATCTCCACCGCCCCCAGCAACATTGAACAGAGGACCTCCTCCTGCAAAAGGTCCTGCATGTTGATTTTTTTGATCAACATCAGAAGCAGATCCTCCAACACCAAAACCTCCCGCATAATATCCAGTAAAATTACCTGCTAAAACGCTTGTCATTGCCCATGGGTTGCTGTATATAAAACCTCCATGTCCATTAAAAAATTGACCAGATAAAGCAGGTTCTGTTACAGCAGTTAAAGTGAAAGAGCCTCCTCCGTCATTATTGCTAGCAGGAGCAGATCCTTTCATGCCTGGACCGCCTTCACCATAATAACTATATGTGCCAGTAGCCCAAGTTCCGCTGTTCGCTCCAACACCTGCCCCTCCTGTTCCCGCAAGTTTATAATTAGTAATTGATCCACCAGAATAAGTTATAGCTCCTGATGAGTGACCGTTATAACCAAAAATACCAACAGAGCCGCCTCCCGTTGCAAACGAGTTATAATAAGCGTTGTATGCACTAGACATAGTGAAAGTAATACTTCCAGCGCTTCCTCCTGTTGTATTAAATAAATTACCTGTTGAACCTGCTGCTCCGCCCGCTGCACCAGTAACGCTAAAATTATTGTGAGGACTTCCGCCTACTTGATTTCCTCCTTCACCACCGTTTGCAGACATATTTGTAATATCTGATCCTTGAAATTCAGAAGTGCCACCATCGGTGCCATCTTGTCCATTTATACCTGTTTTTCTAGCTCCTCCTGCTCCGCAGTTGATTGTATATGTTACGTCTTTTGATAATGTGAGTTTACTTTTTGCAACTGCTCCTGCACCTCCACCAGTGCCCGCAGAGTTTAGATAACTACTAACATTATAAGGGACTATTGATCCGCTGCCGCCACCACCAACTACTGTAACTAAAGCCTCGCAGTTTGCCCAAGGAGACCAAGTTGTAGAATCTATAAAGAGTTGTTCTTCTAAAATTGATTGACTGGCGCCACCACCAGAAGATCCTAATACTGCCATAATTAAATCTCGAACCAACCAATAGTGTCATCTACATATACAAGTTGAACACTATTGCCCTGAGGTAAACTACCGTCTTCTGCTGCACTGTTTATTTTTTGACTTCCGTTTCTTCCGATTGTCACAGTTCCTGCTCCTGCGTTACATACAATTACTGTAGCCCCTGCCGAACCTGCTGGAAGTGTAATAGTAAAAGCACTTCCACTGTTTGCTATAAGCTGATCTTTGTCGACTGCAGTATACGTTCCTGTTTTTACTGCCCAGTCTGTATAAGGTCTTCCAGTATCGGCAGTTATTGAGGCAAAAGAAAGAGTGCCTGACCCGTTTGTTCTCAGAAACTGCCCATTCGAACCATCAGTTACATTTAAACGTGCAATATCTACTACATTATCTGCTATGGCTGCCGCAATAACTGCATCGTCATCTATTTTCGCAGATGTAACAGCGTCGTCCTGAATAGAAGCGGTAGGTATTCCTGCACTTGTAGTCATCACATTTGCTAATCTGCGTGCTTTTGAAAACGCCATCTATCTCTCCTACGAAGGCTTAACTGGCCAGTCGTCCTCTCCACCCAGTGGGCCTGGCATTTTTAGATTCGGCCAATTAGAATGAGTAGTAATATCTCGAAGTGCTTGTCTATATGTTTTCCACGCATCGGACATTGTTACGTCACTGTTTGCCATCCAATCAGTTTCTGCCAAACGTCGATTTCGTTCTGCTCTACTTGCTTCTGCAGACCTATCAGTTTTTTCTTTTTCTGCTGCGGCTTTTTCGCTATCTGTAAAAGCTTCAACTTTTGTAAGATATACTACTCCGCTTTCTATGTAAGGATCAACGTCTACAAGTTTTTCAGTTAGTACATCATAAGAATGATACCTAATGAGCGGCATTACAGAATTTTCTGACATCCAACTATCTGTTGGCTGACCTCCAGGAAACCCAACATTTGGAAACAATTCTCTATGTTCTCCCATAGTTTCTACGGCATTGTCTTTTATTATTGCTATTTGCATTTTTATCTCCTATCTATTCGGGAATTCTTTTGTTGGGGCTGTGAAATTGCTAGTGTAACGAGCTTTATTAGTAACCCGAAATTCATCTATGTATCCATTCATTAAGTAGTTTGTATCATAAAATCCGCCTATAGTCAAAGTATCTCTATTACTGAAATCCGTTGTATCTGTGAAATCAGTGATAATTTGAGTACCGTCTACAAACACCTTAATAGTTCCATTAGTTCTGACAACAGCGGTGTGGTACCAAGTGCTTGCAGAAGGCGTTACTGCACTAGATTTACGAGAGTTACCACCATGTTGAGTCATTGTTGACCATACAAGAGCACTACCTGATCCCGTTGGTGTAACTTCTAGCACAGGAGCAATATATCCATATCCACTTAAAGAATCTGTGTCAAATTGCCATATACCTGTGTATTCAACAACGTCTAAATAAACAAAACACTCAACCGTAAAATCACCTGTCCCTAGTCTGGCTCCGAAACCGTCAACTGTGGCTGCACTTGGAGTTCTTAGACGATCTACTGTTCCATCAAACTCCATACTTGCTGTACCAAACTTTTTAACTGAAGTATCTAATTGAGTATCTCCTATAGTTTCAAAATTTACATTACCTGTACTATCAATTATTTTTGCATTTGTAAAATTCAGTAAAAGTTTTGTATAGTTACCTTTTGTAAGCGGAGCAGTGGGTACAGTAAGAGTCGCTGCATTCGAATAAGGATTATAATTATTTCCTGTAGTAATTCTTACATCTGATATATAGCCTTCGTAGCCGTAAGTAGTTCCATAATTATGAGTTCGACCAACATACATGCCTGTAGAACTAGCACTAAAACTTGGACTATTCTGTGTATTGTAAATTCTTGTGCCATTTAAATACCAGTTCTCATAGCCTCCTGTTACTTGCCAAACGCAATGATTCCAAGTATATCTTTTTGGCATGTGACTATAGCTACCCGAATACGCTCCAGAAGGATAAGTTGAAAACCCTGCATTTGATTCGTTTCCTCCTCCATCTGTCCACCCCCAATATTGATTTACTCCTATGTTTCCAAAAGGCAATGCCCAACTAGTATTTAAAGTCGCCGTAGGATAAAACCAACCTTCAATACAATAATCAACAGTACCAAAATCAAAATCAGTAGCATCAGAGACATGGACATGAGAGTCGTGCGTAACCCACATTGAACCTCCATGAACTGCTGGGTCGTATTCTGCTGATCTAGCAAAAGGAGAAAAAGCTCTTACTTTTGGGGTAAATCCAGTACTAAAAGGAGAGCCTGTACCTGTACTAAGAGTATGAGCAGAAGTGCTTTTATCTTTAAAATGATTGCTACAAAGACATAAAAGTTTTGTATTCGTAATAGCTGTTAAAGGCTCTGTAGGAACAGTAAAGTCACCTGTATATACAGCAGTACCTTTTACAATTCTAAAATTAGACATATACCCTTTATAAGGGTATGAACTACTATGGTTTCCTATTATTAGTCCGTCTGCTGAAAAATCGAAATTCCAAGTAGAACTGGCAACTTCATGTCCATTAAGATATATCTTTAATGTGTTACTTGCACGAACATAAGCAACATGATTCCAAGTACACACTGTCAGCGCAGTATCCCCCGTGAGGCTATTGGCATTACCTCCTTGACCGTTATACAAAGCAAGGTTTCCATCTGTTGTAAGCCAACAACTAATATTATTTCCAGTTGAATAATTATCGGTTGAAAATAGTTGCTTCCAGTTTCCAGCTAAAGTGGTTGGGTAAATCCATGCTTCCCAAGTAAAGTCCCCTGTTCCCATTCCAAAGTCTGATGAAGATGCAATAGTTATGTCGTCTGAGTTATCAACGAACTCAACAGACCATTTTCCTTCTTCGCAACTAAACGGGCTAAAGGTTCCTTGGTATTGATTATTAGAGGCGGAACCAACTGTATGATTCTCGTTCGAGCTATCAATATAAGTTTTATTTTCTCCTGCATTGGCACCGTTGGCATGGATCAGAGCTCCGACTAAGTTAAAGTCATCATCTGTTTCTGCTCCACCGCCACCGCCTGCAAGTACTCTTACTGTCATTATCCTAAGTCCTGTCCTACTGTAATTCCATAATAGTTTGATCCACCATCTACAGTTAAAAATACAAATATATCCACATCTGCACTTCCTGTTGAAAGAGTTGGAGCTGTTCCACCTGCCCAGTCAACTGTTCCTGGCCATGTAATTGTTCTTGCGCTACTATCCTGTACTACTTTAAGTATAAAAACTGCGAGCTTTCCAGAAGCTGGAGGGTTTGAAAAAGTATATGTTACATTTTCGGATAACGTATGTGTAAAACTGTCCCCAAGTCGCAAGTTTATAGTTGCCGCATTTGATGAAGATGTTATCGCTGTAGAGTTACCTACAGTACCTCCTGGCAATGTTGTAACATTATTTGCATCTGCTCCTAATATCTTACCAGTTGCAGAAGGTAATGTAAGAGTAACGTTTCCGCTATAGTCAGCATGAGCGGGTGACTGTAACTGTACGTAGTGAGCATTACTTGACTCACAGTATAGTTTGATGTTTGATACAGCGCCACTATTTTTAATTGAGATTGATCCTGACTCGATATCTATTCCGTTTGAGCCATCAATGCGAACAACTCCAGTACCGTGTGGAGTAAGCCCTATATTACCGTTACTTGAAGAAGTTATAATTCCACAGCCAGTAATATCAAGATTGTCTCCTGAAGGAAGTTCTTTGATATTGTTATTTGATGAATCCACTACCAGTGGAAATCTATCTGCCATTATGTTACTCCTACATTTACTGTGCCTGAACGAGTTGTGACTGTTATAGTGCCAGGCACAGACAAATCAATCGTCACTGTGCCCGATCTTGCCACAACACCTAATGTTGCTCTCTCTGCTGGTTGTTCTCCTATAAAAGGCATATTTTATTCCTATAATGTTGGCTTGGTGTCAGGAAAGTCTGATGTACTCGGCCAGTCTCTTAACTTTGTTCTATAAGTTTTGTAAGCTGCGTGTTGTGGATGATCTGTAACTGGTACAATCCAGTCACTAGAAAGTAATTCTGAATTTCTCCACTCCCTAGCTATTTCTTCTTCGGAGGAAGCTTCTATAGGATGAAATTCTTTTTCAACGATACTTCCACTTGCAGAGTCTCTAATACGAACCCAGTCGCCTTTTACAGGATCTGCATTCGGTTTTGTAATATTTTCAATAGTAATAGTCATTTTATTATCCTGTTATAAGATACAGTGCGTAGTGATCTCGGTAGTAAGTATCACTTCGCCCTGCCTGATTTTCTTTTATCTCAACTTTACAACTTGAATTAAACTTGATTACTGGAGCACCAATACCTTGTAACGTGTCAGGAGAAACTATGCCTACATACTGTGTAGTCTTAATTATATCATCTCTAGTAGTATTATCATTCGTAAATTGATAGTTATTTTTTCCTATTATCATGTCGGAAAAAGAAGGAGATGCAAACCCTTGTGCTCCAATAGGCCCTACTACAATATTATTATACTGTGCCTCTCCTACAGTAACAACTTTTTCTGTAGCTATTCCATCAATAGTTGTTTTAATAGTAAGAGCCCGTGAAGCACTTGCACTTTCTGGAGGCCCCATTATTATTGAACCTAATATTCCTGCTCCTGAAGTAATATTTAAAACAGTATAATATTGATTTAGAGTTCTACTTGCTGTTGATTCTACAGCACCAATACGAATCATATACGATTGAAAAGTACTACTTCCGAAGGAATATGCAGTTGATCCATTATAGACTCGTACCGCTCCATTATTAGCAAGATACGCAGGATACTCTTTAATAGTTACATCAGCTTTAACTGTTCCTAAACTAATTGCCATATTTTAAATCTCCTTCCAACCTATAGTAGCATCTACATAAACTAATTGGGTTGTACTATCCGTTGTTAGCGCACCATCGTCTGCTGTTGAATTAATATTACTACTATTTCTTCCAACTGTTACTAGAGCTGCTCCTGCATTGTGAATAATTACGGTATTTCCTGCACTTGGACTTGCTGGCAAAGTTACTGTAAAAGCTGTACTTGCATGATTACAAATAAGTTGATCTCCAGCTACGGCGGTATAAGTTGTTGTTTTAACAGCCCAAGAATTATAAGCTCCGCCTACAGTTGCAAAAGAAAGTGTTCCTGAGCCATTTGTTGTTAATACCTGTCCACTAGAGCCGTCGGAAACATTTAATCTTGCTATATCTACTGAGTTATCCGCTATAGCTGCTGCAACAACTGCATCGTCTGCTATAGCTGCTGTTGCAACTGCATCATCTGCTATTTTTGCAGCAGTAACTGCATCATCAACAATTTTTGCAGAAGTAACAACATTGTCATCTATTGCACCGATTGTAGGAGATCTTCCAAGAAATGGCATTAGGTTATCTCCATAATTCCCAGTGTTGCATCAAGTGCGGATGCGGTTCCTGCTTTTACTCGTAAAAAGTCTCCAGTTTCTAAAATATACTTTTGTCCTGCTAAGACTTCAAGTGTTGTTCTTGGAGGAATACTTACAGTATCTAAAACTTGAAAATCAGCTCCTGAAGCGGAGGTATCTTGTATTTGCACAGTAGCATCTACAGCATTTGCTGTTTTGTTACAAAGTGCCAACCCAAGAATTACTGTAGTTACCCCGCTTCCCGCCTCATACAAGTCAACATAGCCTGAATGATTTACATTTGCTGCAAAAGCGTTTCTAAATGTATTTGCCATAGTTTATCCCAATGCGATTGCCAAAGCTGTGGCATCGTCTACTGTTGCCTGTGCTGCCGCAGTTGAAGCCGTAAAAGAGTAGTCTCCTTTATCTACCGTAAGAACATCATCTGCTGCGGCTCCATTTGTTAGGACTATTGAAGTACCGTTTGTTGCTGTATAGTCCACCCCATTATCTAGTAGTATTCCATTTAAAAATACAAGTATTGAACCAACAGCATAAGAAATTGTAAAAGTAGTCTGATTACTTGTAGCTACAAACTCTGTTATATTACTTGTACTCGCATTTAGCGTTATTGACGAGACTGTTCCAATTACTGGTGATGTTGACATATCTTATATTCCAAATCTATATTCGGCTTCTGATGAAGGTCGAATACCTTTTTTAAATTGTGTTACTCGGTCACTTGTAAAGATACCCTCCGAAACACACGCAGCCATAACATCATCAAATCGAGTACTTTCAACATTTATAATCCAGTCTCTATTATTCATTAAGAGTGCTGTATCTTTAATTATCTGTGTATCGCTTCGAAAAAAGGCACACATTTCTGTCTCTGTTAAAAGATTCAGAAAAATAGAAGAAGGAAAAGTTGGTAGTCCTCCTTCAGAATATTTATAAAATTCCATAAAACACCGCCATTTCGTCTAGATAATTATGTATATCTGCTTCCTTATAGTACACAGGACCATAATGCTGTCCGTAGTTCATATGAATATATCCTTCTCTCCATCTAATCCAATATGTTGTGCTCGCACCTCCTGCCCATTTATGTTGCTGTGAGCCTGCGAAATAAGCAGCATAATAACCCTTTCCATTATTTGTATTCGCTATAGACCCATACCAAGCATAGTGACCTGCATTTGGACCATAATAAGGACCTCCAATAATGTTATTAGCAGTTGGCCCGAAGCTTGTTTTGGTAAATGAATAATTCGATCCGTAAGCACTAGGCATCAGATCAGTGTAGCTAAGTGCACCATTAGAAGCCGCTATTGTCACTATTGAGCCTCTTTGAGGAACTCCTGCTGCAGCGCCCCCGCTCGCAGTATAAGAATGTCGAAAAGCAAAGTCTCCAGACCCGTCTCCTCCTTTTCTGTATAAAGGTCCTTGGTACCCGCTAGTGGAGGTATGACTATTCAGACTTGCATTGTTGTGTGCAGTTTTTCCAATTTGAGTCAACGTTCCTGCTGCGTTAATTTTTGCAAAACAAAGAGAATGAGGAGATGTGCCAATATCTGTTGCGATTATATAAAGCATCTGATCTGTATTGTCCATATACCAGCCTGCCCAATAGTCGGCATCAGAGTGTATTTCGGTAATAGCCACTCCTCCGTTCCATGAACCTGAAGTAGAGGCTGTTCCATTTTTGTCATAATACTGTAAGGCAGCAGTATAACTAGTCTGAGGAAGTCTTATAGATGTTCCTGCCGCATCTCCATTAAATCCAGGACAATATGTATAGGTTGCCCAGCTCTGACCTGAATCAAAATAAGGCTCAAAAGAAGTATCAGGAGCAGGAAATTCTGGTTGCGCTCTCTTTTTAGTATTAAAAGTTAAGCCTGCCATTACTCGTCGTGTCCCATCATCACCATGTTTACATTTGCCACGGTTGATCTGCCAATTATATAATCCGATGCTCCACAGACAACAGGAGAAAAACTCATACTTTCATTTACTCCTAAAGAAGTATTTTCTAGTAGCTTTTGACTTGT